GTAGTGTTATAATATCATTATGATGTTATTTGTACACAATCGTTCAAAACGTAAAAAACCAACAGCCAAAAAACTGGCTGAATATCAGGCATGGTTGGATAAAATCAATTCTATGCCGCCACCATCAGGTAATACTAAAGTACTCAAAACAAATTTGAATACAAATGTACTACCTGAGTTAAAACCGCCTGCTGGTCGGGAAACTGTCCGTTATCCTAGTCTAAGTACTGGTGGGGGTATGGCAACAAAACCAGTCGTTGGTAAAGTATATACTGGCTCGGCCATGAAAGGTATTGGCACCTTGCATAAAAGTAATGCTGTTCCGATTTTCTCGGCCGAAGAAGCAATCGACCAAGCCAATATGCGGAGATAATATGGAGATATATCTATCAACCGTTTCAATATTCGCCTTGGGTGCGTTCCTAGGCGCTCTGGTGGGTCGTTCCGTAACGTTCGGAATCATGGGATTAGTACTCCTGGTGATATTAATACTTAAGTATTAGTGTTGTATTTGTGCAACAAAGGCAAAAACCGCTTGACAATTGTACCGAAACCTGTATAATGGATTCTGTTGAGTTGATAAAGGACACATTGTTATGAAACTGCTTTCTACTGGTAACCCCAAAATCCTTAAAGGATTGGCTGAAGGTTACAATACCTATATTTTGCATTTGGCACCAGCTGATTTGTCAGGTTATGAAACGTGTGCTAAGCGTACCGCTGGTTGCACAGCTGCTTGTTTGAATACAGCTGGCCGTGGCGGTATGTTCAAAAAAGGCGAAACTACCAACGTTATTCAAAAAGCACGTATCCGCAAAACACAAATGTTTTTCGAAGAGCGCATGTATTTTATGAATTGGTTGGTTAAAGATATTGAATTGGCTATTAATCAAAGTGCCAATAAAGGTTTAGTTCCAGTTATTCGTTTAAATGGTACTAGCGACCTTGCTTGGGAAAAGTATGAGGTTGTCCGTAATGGTAAATTATACCGTAATATTTTTGAAGCGTTTGAACGTATCCAATTTTATGATTATACCAAAATACTTGGTCGTAAAGTTAAAAATATTCCTAATTATCACCTGACATTTTCTGCCGCTGATGGTAATGATAATGATGTATTATCAGCTATGACACAAGGTTATAATGTTGCTGTTGTTTTTGGTATTAAAAAAGGTTCGCCGATGCCAGAAACTTATAAGTTCCGTTCCGTTTTTAATGGTGATGATTCTGATTTGCGTTTTTTAGATCCGAAAGATTCAGTTATCGGTTTGTATGCTAAAGGTAAAGCCAAAAAAGATACAACCGGTTTTGTAAAATATCCAGTTATTATGTTGAAAGCTGCTTAATGATTATCAATTTTGAAGAAAACAAGATGTTTGATAAATTTAATATTAATGGTAAAACGGCTCTTTATCACAGAGTGCCAATTCAATTGTTAGGTCTTTTTAGAAGTGAAATGTCAAATCAAAATAAATTTTTCAAAGTGAGATATCGTGGTCCTCGAGCTAATACTCCTTCAGCCCGTTATCGTTCAGCTGCGTCTAAGCAATCAACTTGTTTAAAACAGGACGCCACACACTTTTCAGCTTATACTTATTAAGGAATATTAAAATGACAATGCCTGCGGGTAAATATTATGTTGGTGATTTATGTTATGTAATGACCGATGAAGAATGGGAAGAATTTTGTGGTATCACCATTGACGGCAATAAATGTATAGATGGTGAGTTCCAACTAAGCGATGGCCGCCGGTTTGCAACATACGGCACCGCTTATGGTGATGGCACTTACCAAGATTATGATGGTGATTCATATTCGGTGGATGCTGGATTAATTGGTTGCATTTTGGTTAGTGATATCAAAGCAAATAATTATGATAATCTACTAGACCTTGGTTGTATTGAAGATTTTGATTCACCATTTGTCACCTGTGGTGGCCGTGGTACAAAAGATTGGGATGGTGTGATTCAGTTTGGTCACATTATGATTGAAACAAACCCTATTGAGGAATATTAAAATGGGAACACGTAGTTTGACTTTTGTTTATGATGGTGACAAACCTATTATCAATATGTACCGTCAATATGATGGTTATCTGGAAGGTCATGGCCAAGAATTGGCTGATTTTTTGATTTCAGGTAAAATGGTTAATGGTTACTCTGATACAAAAACAATACAATTTAATGGTATGGGTTGCCTTGCAGCTCAATTGATTGCCTATTTTAAACATACCGTTGGTGGTTTTTATATTCATGCTGTTACCGATACCGATTGCTGCCAAGAATATGAGTATCACGTTTTCGAGGATAAAGTGGTAGTTCAAAATCCAGGTGAAGTGATTTTCTCTGGCACATGGCAAGACTTTAAAGATTTTTGTTGCTCAAAGGCAACAATTTAACGGCAAACATGGCGATGCCGCTTGACAAATTCGCCTCAAAGTGTATAATTAAACTATTGAAACTAAGGAATATATTATGTCCAAAACTGTAAAACTAAAACCTTTCGAAAAACTTTTGACATTGATGGTCTCAGGCGAACCTGTGACTAAAGATGAAATTGATGCCCAACTCGGTTCTGAAATCTATATGTACCGATTGTCAACATACATTTGGCACATTAAGACAATTGCCAATGGCACAGTTCGTGCGATTAAAGATGGCCGCCAAGTTGTTGGCTATCAGTTGATTAATGTCAAAGAAGTTAAAGCTTACTTGACCACAATTGGTATTGCCGAGTCAACATGGGTTCCTGGTCAAAAGGTTAAAAAACCTTCTACAGCCAAACTGGTTGCTCAGACTGGTGCTACACCAATGCCAACCATTGTTGAACCTGTTGCCGAAGAAGTTGAAGTAAATGAAACTGTCGAACAGACTGATTGATTTTATAGAAGACTTGCGTAACGACATTCAATCCACGGCATTTGTATGTGCCGTGGTTTTAATCAATGGTTCTTTTCTTTATGCAATTGCTTTAGCTTTATATGAATATTTTTTATCTCGATAATGATGTTGTAAAGTGTGCGGAGATGCATAATGATAAACATTGTGTGAAAATGATTCTCGAATATGCTCAACTACTTTCTACTGCTCATCGTGTGCTTGATGGTACTCAATCTGTTGGCGTCAGTAAAACTGGTCGAAAACGTATTACATATGTACTTCCTGATAGCCGTGAATCTGCTCTTTATTCTGCTACTCATATCAATCATCCATCAGCAATTTGGGTGAGACAGTCGTATTCCAATTATGTTTGGTTATCTAAATTATTGACAGCGTTATGTTTAGAATATACTTATCGGTATGGCAAAATACATAAAGTTGAGCGTGATGGCCTTGAAGAAGAATTGATGTATCCACCAAATAACATTTCTGCGTTTGCAAATTTTACTGAACCAACACCTGCAATGCCTGACGAAGTGAAAATTGCTGGTGATTCTTTGGCATCCTATAAAAATTACTATATAAAGAACAAGGCACATTTAGCGTCTTGGAAAAAACGAAATATTCCGGAGTGGTATGCCAACGTATAGCTTTTTAAACACCGAAACTGGTGAACAATTTGATTCATTTATGAGCATTGCTGCTCGTGAAGATTATTTGAATGACAATAAACATCTTCAAACTGTTATGACTGCTCCGGCAATCGTATCACATTCTGGGGGAACATTAGACCAGAAAACACCTGATGGCTTCAAAGAAGTATTATCTAAGGTTGCAGAAGCGCATCCTACTAGCACCGTTGGTGAAAGATATGGTAAGAAGTCTATTAAACAGGTGCAAACTGAACAAATTGTTAAGAAACACGTTGATAAAATTACAAAGAAAATAAAAGCTTGATGCCATTTAAATTTATAAAATTACCTGAGTTGGATTTTGACTTAAAAGCTGTTACTACAGATGCTGGCAGAAGATACAATACACCGAGTGGTGAAATGTACCCATCGGTGACTACTGTTTTGGCAGATTACAATAAGAAGGCCATTATGGAATGGCGCCAGCGTGTCGGTGCGGAAGAAGCAAATAAGATTGCTACACGTGCTTCAAATCGTGGTACTAAATTGCACAGTTTATGTGAAACTTATTTATTGGGTGAATTGTCACCTAAAAAAGTAGCATCAATGATGCCATTAGACAAAATGATGTTTAAGCAATTGCGGCCGAAGTTGGATGAGTTTGTGGATAATATCTATTGTCTTGAACAGGCGTTATATAGTCACCAGCTAAGAATGGCAGGTCGTGTGGACTTAATTGCTGAGTGGGATAATGAACTATCAGTTATTGACTTCAAATCCTCTACACGTGAAAAGAGTGAAGACAAGATTCAAAATTACTTTATGCAATGTACCGCATATGCACTAATGTTTGAAGAAATTACAGGTAAAACTATAAATAAGATTGTGGTAGCTATTGCAACCGAAGAAGAAGTACCACAAATTTTTATTAAAGACAAATCGAATTATATTAACAGTTTAAATACATACATACAAAATTACTGGGATAAAAGATGAAAATATATATTGGTCCTTACAGAGATTGGATTGGTCCTTATCAGATAGCAGATAAACTATTTTTCTGGTTATCAAAAGATAAACGTTTTGAAATTGGCGGGTGGCTGGCTGGACCGGACGGCAAAGATACGTGGTTACAAAAAGTCTGCGTTTGGGTAGAAAGTCATAAAAAACGAAAAGTGAAAATTCGTATTGATAAGTACGATACATGGTCAATGGATCATACCCTTGCATTGATTATTTTGCCAATGTTGAAACAGTTACATAAAACAAAACATGGTGCTCCTTGTGTTGATGATGAAGATGTACCAGAAGGCCTTGGTTTACGCAGCACCGAAGCACCAGCAAAAGAAAACGATTATGATATTGATGACAATCATTTCAAACGTTGGGATTGGGTACTTGAGGAAATGATTCAAGCATTCGAATGCAAGAATAATGAGGATTGGTCTGAGAAGTATTGGACTGGTACAAGTAAAATTGAATGGCAAGATGCTGACTCGGAATACGGTGGTAAAAATTGCAAAAAAATGGTAGAGTTAGGTGACCGAAAATGCGATTGGGATGCATACAGAGCACACGAAGAACGAAACAAGAATGGTTTTAGATTATTTGGAAAGTATTATCAAGCCCTATGGGATTGATTTGACTAAATAGTACATCACATTTAAACATACAACAAAATGACTATTAAATCATTCAATCAAGGTTCATTATCTTTGAGTGAAATTCAAGCAGAATTTGGCGGCTCTAATCCAATTAGTTTGAGTGAATACTACGCAGGGTATGGACTTGTAAATTCGGGAACAGTTGGTTTTCCAAACGGTTCAGCAGTTTCTATTCCTTCGGCCGGTCCCGGTTTTCCAATTTCCATTAGTAATTTCTATGGTGCATCTGCTGAACCTAACGCTGTTGCTTTGGCAAATTATTTCTGGGACAATCGTGCAAACTTGGTTAGATACGGTGATGAAGGAGGCCTGCAATATTATCCTGGTGATTTCTTCACTCAGAATCGTCCTAATGGTAGGTATAATAGTTCCTATACCAACACGTGGACATATGCAAACAGTGGGTTACCAATAACCAGTTCCTTTTTCACTATGGTTAGTATTTCAGTTGGCAATATTGGTAATTATCCAACAATGTCAGCTTATGCATCACCTGGTAGTTTATTACAACAATATGGTCCTTTCCAATATGTTGGTGATGGTGACCAACCAACACTTGTTGGTAATGGATTTGGTTTACAGGCTATAACACAAACTTATCAAGGACAGATTAAAACAGTAACAAGTAATTCAATAACTTCTTCACGCAACCCATCAAATACTGGTATGTGGAATCACTCATATTTGATTCCCGGTAAATGGAGATTTCAGGATGGCCAAGGATATCTGAATTTTGATCCGTACAGTTTTCCAGGAGGATCGTATGCGAGAACTCTTGGTGCTGGCAAAATCCACGTACTTGTGTGTGAACGTGGTAGAGATAGTCCATATCCATTACCAATACCTGTTCACACATATACAAGTGGCCAAGTAACTGGCACAAACACTATGACTGCAGACTCTTACTGGTATAATGGTGGGGGCGCACAGTTAACTGTGAACACTAGTTCTACAGACCTATGGACAACTTGGGCCAATGAAGGTCCATACATGAGTGATCGGCCATATATTGGTGCTATATTAGAAAATTATCAATAACAAATTATCAACAATAAAATAAAATGAACGACTTTCAATTTATCAAAGTAAATGAAGATTCTACAATTAAAGTGGAATACAGAACAACGAATTATA